CTTTTCCAACCAAGACTACTTGGGGGCTAATGCGTCCTTATTGAGTAGTATACTAGGTAGAAGTAGTAACGGCTCTGGGGCTTCGGATGCTTGGTCTATTTCTTTCTGGTTTAAAGCAAGTACAGGCACTCAAGGACAGACAATATTTTACTTTGGGGATAACGATGCAAATAATGGAGGTTATATTCAGTTAATGCAGTTAAACAATGGGGGGCAAAAATCACTAAGGCTTCGCTATGGTTCAAACAATAATAGATTAAATATACAGACTACTTTCGGAAGCCTTACGCCTAACACTTGGCAGCACATCTTGGTAACTTATGACGGAGGTACTACTGGTTCGTCTAGCGGATCTATAAGCGACTATTATAGTCGATTTAATATATACATAGATAACTCCTTACAAACAACCAGCAATAGTAATAACAATTACGGTTGGAGTTCTGGTATTGATGCTGATAATTTCAGAGTCGGAAGGTTTACAAGTGGCAACTACATGAGAGATTGCCGAGTAGATGAGTTGGCAATTTTTGACAGTGACCAAAGCTCTAATGTATCTAGTATCTATAATAGTGGAAGCCCGTTTGATTTATCAACTTTAACAACTGAACCTAACCACTGGTGGCGGATGGGAGATGGTGACACATACCCAAACCTACAGGACAGCGGAACAGAGGCAAATTGTGTGTTTGTTATGTACAATATGACAAGCGCAGATATCGTGAATGATGTACCATAAAAACAAATAAAATGGCAAGAAAAAAGAAATACCAACCAAAACTAACAGCAGAAGAGTATGAAGAGCTGACAGGTCAAGGATTAGGCTCTCTAGTTAATCAAGGCACTAGCGTAGTGAATAACACAAGCGAAGCAAACGAGAGAACAGAGTCAGAGACAAGCCAAGAACCGACAGGGAACCAAAGCACAAGCGTTATAAATAACACTAACACGGGGCGAACTATTACAGGGACTCATGGATAGTATAAGAAGCAGAGTACTAACAGCACTACAAAGCTATAACGACTACCCAGAGAGCGCAAAAAATAACGCTAAGAAGGTGCTAAAGTGGCGGGATGAGCATGGCGATGAGGTTAAGGGAATGACTAGAGTAGGATGGACTAGAGCTAATCAACTCGCAAAGGGTGAAAACATAACCCGCGAGACCATAGCTCGAATGGCTTCATTTAAAAGACACGAGAAAAACGCAGCTATAAGTCCTGAGTACAAAAGCACACCATGGAAAGATAAGGGCTACGTAGCTTGGTTAGGGTGGGGAGGCTCTTCTGGTGTTAATTGGGCTATAAAAAAGCTAAAAACCATTGATAAAAAAAATTAATAAAATCAAAAAGTTTTTTTTTTACGTTATATAAGTGTACAAATTGTTAAATATTAATATGAAAACGCAACTAAGTAAACTAGACCAAGTTAAGAAAGTGCTTGGAATGAATATCGAATTAGCAGAAATGAAGCTGGAAGACGGTGTAACCGTTATTGAAGCTGAGATTTTCGAGGCTGGGCAGACAGTAGCAGCAGTATCGGATGATGACCAACGCATCCCATTAGTAGAGGGAGAATACAAACTAGAAGACGGAAAAATCCTAGTAGTAAAAGAAGAGGGGGTTATCGCTGAAATCAAAGAGGAAAGCGCAGAAGAGGAAGCTCCAGCAGCGCCAGAAGCAGAGGAAGAGGTGGCAGCGTCAGAAGCACCGACACAAGCTCCAGTAGCCAAAAAGGTAGTAGAATCAGTATCTAAAGAAACTCACTTCTCAGCAGAAGAAAAAGAGGCTTTAGAGAATGAAATTACAGAGCTTAAAGCGCAGATTGCAGAGCTTTCTAAAGTAGAGGAAGAAACTCAAGAGGAAGAGGTAGAACTTGCTAAAGCTATCACACCAAACCCAGAGAGCAAAGAAGAGGTTAAGTTAACACGTTTAGCACCTAATAAAAAGGCTGGTATTTCTAGTCGAGTATTATCGAACATTAACAAATTCAAATAAATAACTAAATTTTTTAAAGATGGCGACAACTACATCTATTACAACAACTTACGCAGGGGAAAAAGCTGCGGGCTATGTTTCTGCTGCACTATTGAGTGGAGACACTCTTTCACGTGGACTGATTGAAATTAAACCAAACGTAAAGTACAAGCAAGTATTGAAGCGTGTTTCTACTGATGACATTCTAAAGAATGCAGGCTGTGACTTTGACGCTACTTCTACAGTTACTTTGGATGAGCGCACACTGACTCCTGAGTCTTTTAAGGTCAACCTACAACTTTGTAAGGAAGATTTTCGCAGCGATTGGGACGCGATCGAGATGGGCTACTCTGCACACGATGAGCTCCCAAAGTCTTTCGTAGATTTTATTATCGCTTATGCAGCGGAGAAAGTAGCAGCTAAAACTGAAACTAACCTCTGGTCTGGTGTTAACGCTAATAACGGAGAGTTTGACGGGTTCGAAACTTTGTTAACTACAGACGCTAACTTGCCAGCAGCACAAGAAGTTGCAGGAACTACTATCACAGCGGGTAACGTTGTTGATGAAATCGCAAGCGTAGTAGACGCTATTCCAAACCGTTTATACAAAGAAGACCTTTGTATCTATATTCCTATCTCTGTTTACCGTTTGTATGTACGTGCTCAATCTGCACTTGGATTCGTTGACCGTTTCAACAACCAAGACTTGGGAGAGAATGTAATGTTTGACGGTATTAAATTGGTAGTATGTCCTGGAATGAGCGACGATACTATGATCTGTACAGTTAAAGGAAACTTCTACTTTGGTACTGGTTTATTGGCAGATCACAACGAAGTGAAAGTTATCGACATGTCGGATATCGACGGTAGCGACAATGTTCGTTTGGTTATGAAAATGACAGCAGCAGTGCAGTACGCATTCTCTGAGGACGTAATTACTTACGGTATTACTAACTCAGCTAACTAAGATTAATTAACTAATTGCAAAGAGGGTGGGCGTACTGCTTGCCCTTTTTTAATACTAAAAACTTTAAATTATGTCATGTGATATTACAGCGGGGAGAGCAGAAGTATGTAAAGACTCTATCGGAGGCTTAGACGCTATCTACTTTGTCAACTATGGGGACGCTCCTTATGGTGATTTAGTCTTTGACTCTACAAATACAGACGTTATTGAGACTATCAACGGAACACCTGGAACAGTTTCAGCGTACAAGTACGAACTAAAAGCAGATGAGAACACTTTCGAAGAGACTATCACCTCGGACCGTAACACGGGAACAACTTTCTTTGAGGGAGTTCTTAACGTGTCTTTGAAAAAAATGGACTTAGCTACTCACAAAGAGGTTAAATTATTAGCTTTTGGACGCCCTCACATTGTATTGGGAGACCGTAACGGAAACTTCTTCTACATGGGTGCACATTGGGGTTGTGAACTTACAGGAGGTTCTATTATGTCAGGTGGTGCCATGGGTGACAAGTCTGGCTATACTTTGACTTTCACAGCACAGGAGGCTATCCCAACGCCATTTATGGAAGCTACAGACGAGGCGGGTTTAAATACTGCTGGTCTTGACGTTGTTACTGCGTAAAAAGTAACTCTTTCATGTTCTAACAGGGGGTAGTTGTATAACGCTCCCTGTTTTTTAAAATTACAACAAATGAAAAATATAAAAGATAGAATTAACTCTCAATTATTCAAGAATCAAGAGGTAGAACTAAGCACAGAGAAAGTAGAGCTGTCAAGTGTTAAGGAATTACAATCCTCGCTAAAAGCTATATATAAGGAGCAACGTGTGTTAGATAAGAAAATACCACAACTAGAAAAGCTACAAAAAGAGGTTAACGAAACAAAGGACAACTTAAAATACAGGAACGACGAAGCAGAAAAAGCCTTAAAAAACTTTGAAAGTTCAGCAAAAGAACTTGGCTTAGACCCTCAGTCTTCAGGAGATTATAAACAGTTAAAAATTGAAGTATCGAATAATGAGTTAGAGTATTTAAAATAAAAACAGTTCATAAATTATAACCACTCTTAATGGAGTGGTTTTTTATTTAACACAAAGCTGTAATTCTTACGTTATATTACTATGATTATTCTACAAGATACAACGAGCGAACAGGATTTTAAAATTATCCCACGCTCATACTTTGCAGATAGTATGAGAATTAAAAACGAGACAACAGGCGAAGAGCTTACTTATACTATTACAACTTCACTAGATGGGTACTATTTAACATTCTCTAAGGCTGTAACACTGAAAGAAGATACTTTCTACAATTTAACTGTTTTGGATGGTTCGGATATTGTCTACAAAGATAGAATTTTCTGTACTAATCAAACTACTTCAACATACACTGTAAACAATAACGAGTACATAAGCAACTCAACAGACAACGACTATATTACACTATGAGTAAGGATATAAATATAATTGAATTATCACAGTACACGGCTCCCGAGATTGTAGAGGATAGCCGAGAGGATTGGGTAGAATACGGCTCCGATAATATGCACTATAACTGGCTTATTGACCGCTTCCATTATTCGCCTACTAATAACGCTGTGATTAATAACATGGGTCGCTTGATCTACGGGCGTGGAATCAGTGCCATAAATGCAAGCCGTAAAACAGCAGAATACACGGCTTTAAAGGCTTTATTTACTCCAGACGTGTTAAGAGGTGTTTCCCAAGGTTTAAAGCTGTTAGGAGACGTTTATATTCAATGCATCTACAATAAGCAGCATACACGCATTGAAAAGGTAGACTTTTTAACGGCTAATTATGTACGCCCTGAGAAGTGCAACAAAGACGGAAACATTGAAGGGTACTATTACTGCTACGATTGGGAAGACGTAAAGAAGTACAAGCCTAAACGAATCCCAGCTTTTGGAACGTCTAAGGATGAAGTAGAGCTTTTGCGTATTATGCCATACTCTGTAGGATTTAAATATTTCTCCCCTGTAGATTATCAAGGCTGTCTACCTTATGCAGTACTAGAGGAAGAAATTAGCACTTACTTAATCAACGAGGTTAGAAACGGTTTCTCTGGTACTAAAGTTATTAACTTTAACAACGGACAAGTAGGAGACGATAAACAGCGCGAACAGTTAAAGCGTAGAGTAATGTCAAAACTCACAGGCTCAACAGGTGAGAAAGTTATCGTTTCATTCAATAGCAACGTAGAGAACAAGACTACTATTGATGACATACCACTAAATGATGCACCACAGCACTATGAATACCTATCTAAAGAAGCAGAGCAAAAGATTTTAATAGGTCACAACGTTACAAGCCCAATGCTAGTGGGTGTTGTTACGGATAACCAAGGCTTTTCTAGTAATGCAGATGAGATTGACATAGCAGCGAAATACTTCTATAATACAGCCGTAAAGCCTTACCAGGATATGATAATTGAGGCGATAGAGCAAATTCTAACTTTTAACGGTGTTACGGGTTTAGATTTGTATTTTAAACGCCTTAACCTTTTGGACTCTGTAGAGGAAAAAGCACAAGCAGAAGAAGAGACAGCACTTTCCTTAGAAGTTCAGAGAGAAGATTGGATAGACGAATTCGGAGAAGAAGAGAGCGAAGAGTGGGAGCTTGTAGATGCAAGGGAGGTAGACTACGACAATGAAGATATACTAGACGCTGAGATAGCAGAAGTAGAGAAAAATCTAAAAGATAAAAGCCTACTTTCTAAGGTGTGGAAATTTGCTACAGGTTGGGCGAAGCCTAACACAGCAAGCGAGCAAGATGAAGAGAAGGACGGCTTTTATTTTAAAGTTCGATATAAGTACGTAGGCAACCCAAGCCCACAACGCGACTTTTGTAAGCAAATGATGAGAGCCTCTAAAATTTACCGAAAGGAGGACATTATGAGAATGGAGTCTCTAGGGCTTAATAAGTCACACGGACACAACGGAGAAGCATATTCGATATGGCTATACAAAGGCGGTGTTTCATGCCATCATAAATGGGAGCGAAGAACGTATGTAAGCACACAAAAAAGAGCTTCTATAGGTTCAGCTAAGACAAGCCAAATAAGCACGAATAAGGCACGTAAATTCGGCTACAGACCAACCAACCCTAAAGAGGTTTCTATGATGCCTAAAGATATGCCAAGACAAGGACACCACCCAGATTATAAAGGATAATGAAAGCACTATTAATTACACGCGAAGACATAGTTAAAAAGACTATAATGAATGGGAACGTAGATACTGACCAATTCATACAGCATATTGAAATAGCTCAAGATGTACACATTCAAAACTATCTAGGCACTGACTTACTCGTCAAGATTCAATCTCTAATAAGTGCAGGAACTATAGGGGACGCAGGAAATGAAGATTACAATACTTTATTAGTTAAGTACGTAAAGCCTATGCTTATCCATTGGGGAATGTATGAATATCTCCCGTGGGCTGCGTACACTGTAGCGAATAAAGGAGTTTATAAGCACACAAGCGAAAACGCTGAAACAGCACAAAAGAACGAAATCGACTATCTACAAGGAAAGCAAAAAAAGACAGCGGAGAACTACACTCAAAGGTTCTTAGATTATATGGATTTTAACGCGGGGGAGAAGTTTCCAGAATACTACTCAAATAGCAATGAAGACGTAGACCCTTCGCAAAGTACTAACTTCTCAGGCTGGGTTATCTAATGGAAAATACTTTAAAAATAATTAAGACATACGGG